AGTGCTAGGATAAATGGTGTCATTTCAGAGAATAGACTCTTACTAAAGGATCTTCCACTAATTGTACCAGTAGTTTGATTAATTTGGAAGTCATCACCTATTCTAAAATTACCTGATTGATCCGTGCTGGTATAAACCACACTTCCACCATTCGTGGTTACAACTTCATTTGCTTGAATTGTAACTCCACCTCTTTTGGGAGTAGCTTGAGTAATAGTATTACCTGAACCAATATATTCAAAAGTATGAGAACTAGCAATGATTTTACTTTGCTGATAGAAGTATACAGTACTTCCAACACCGACAGTATTGATTAGATTTTCATCAAGAGTTAATGTAGTAATTCCAGATACTACGGGTGTGGAACTATTTATTGTATAATAAGTTGGTGACATTACCGCAGTTGCAGCTCCACTAGATCCACCACCACCGCTAATGGTAACATCAGGAGTTTCGGTATACTGACTACCACTACTAATGATAGTAATAGAAGCAATTGACTCTCCTTCAAGAGTTGCAAATGCTGTGCATGTTTCTCCATTAGGGCCCGAAGGATCATCTAAAGTCACCGTAGGGGTAGAAGTATAACCACTGCCTCCATTTGTCACGGTAATAGATTCAACTGATTCGTATAATTCATCAAAGTAAACTATTTGACCATTATAAGGTCTATCAACATCAATCTTTGCAGTTCCAGCAGATGCACCTGCACCCACATAAGTATGAGCAAGTGTGGAAATTCCTATATTTGCAGTGAAGGTATTTGCAGAAGGAACTGATTCTACCCTAAAAACAAAAGGTCTTTTCTCAGGATAGTTTTTAAATCCAAAGTCGCATGAGAATCCAATATCAGCAAGACTTACTCCCATTCCTACTTGGAAAGGATGTGCTCCAACAGTGGTCACAGTGGCCTCACCAGTGGTATGAGTATAGGCAACACCTGATATGGTAAAGGTTGTGATTCCTACATTGACAGTGATTTCATCTTGAGCTGCAGTTCCTACAGAGGTTACAACTCCAGTAAATTGTAAATCACTTTTACCATCCGAAACTAACCCTAATGTTCCAAAACTACAGTTACTATTTGCTACATCTGCTTGACCACCTTTATGACAGGTAATTGCTTCATCACAACAAATAGTGAACACTGATACTAACTGAGCATAACCTTGATTAGTCACAGCAACTCCCACTCCACCTTGATTGTATTGAGTGAAAGCATCGACGTTCATGGTCTTAAGCAATCGTGCCTGATTACCATCAATTCTTATTCCTACACCTGTGGTTGTATTACTTGTACAGTTTTGAATGTAAGGGCCTTTCCACTTACCACCACCAACATTTTCGGCAATTTCACTGGTTGGGAATCCAACGGCAGCTGCCGATCCTGTATGACCAGTGAAAGTCATGTTTGCTAACTTAACTCCTTTTCTTACTGAGAAGATATCTTTATGAGCTGCTGTTCCACTAACATTAACAGATCTTTGATCATCACCTACAATTGATACATTAGCACCAACTTCAATAGGATTTGCTTCCTGATAATTACCAGACATCACCTTAATTGTTGATCCTGATGTGGCAACCCCAACTGCACCAGCAATGGTTAGTTTAGCATTATCAATAGATGTTCCGTTATTAGAATCGCTACCATCTTTTGCAACATAGAAAACATTAGGTGCAGAGTTAATACCAGACGCACCAGCTTGAATGGTTACATTATCACCAATGGTTACACTTGAATTTGAAATAACGACATCTTCATCACCGATAGTAACCTTATTAGTAGTACCATCAATGGTTACAGATGCTCGACCTATGGTGAGTATACCGACCACACGAGCATCACCGTCCACATAGAGGGCAGTATTACCCGTACCAATTTGTACGGTTCCAATTCCATTACCAGAACCAAGTGTGGTTAACCCTACAACAGATAAGTTATTACCAATCTGAACATCTGTTCTAAAGGTAGATATACCAATAGAATCTACGTGCTGAACATCCTCATAAAATATAGTTCCTCCAACAGAAATATCCCCATCAAAATATGCTACAGTTTGTATTCCTGCCTTTCCAACATATAAAGGAAAATGAGCTCTTGCTGTAGTCCCTATTCCCACTGAGACTAGTGTATGAATTCCAACTGAGGTAGTAGTCCATGCTGTACTACCAGCACCTGAACCACCACCTGTTCCTGTTATAGCAGTGCTGGCAATACCAATCCATTTATATCCATCATATATTAACAACTGATTAGTAGTTAATCCATATCCTGACGCAACACTATAAGTGGATATACCAACATCATCTAAGGTGTCGAGTCTTACAGCACCACCGCCACCGATAGTGTATAATTGTTGTTCAACTCTATTTACAAATAACCTATAATTGGCTGCTAAGTCTTGAAGAGTAGCAAACTTCTGATCAGTTGGAGTAAGAGGATCATCACCTTGTTTGAGGGAAGGATCAGGAGTTAAAGGTCTATCATTATAAATCTCAGTAATCTCTTGTTGCTGTCCTTTTAATTCTTCAACAATTTTATAAAGGTCAGCAATATTAGTTGTTTGATCTGTATACTTTTGATCAAGACTATATAAACTCTTCTTTAACTCTGAGATATTATCATCATAATATTTTGGTTCGGGAAGATTAGCAATTTCTTCCTTTAAACCCTCAAAATAACCTTTAAGATTTTTATCCGACTCATAACTCTTATTATCTAATTCACTTATTTGTTTCTCAATATTTTGTCTTGTCTCATTTAACTTACTTAAGATACTCTTCTTTAACTTTCTATCATCATCCTTAAACTCATCATGATGAGCCCATATTTTAATTGCAGCTTCTTTTAGTTCTTCGTAGATCTTATCTTTAGCTTTATTTAATTCCTCAATCTCTACTCTTTTCTCAAAATCTTTAAGATCTAAGTTCTCAGTTAATTCCTCCAGATCAGAATCAAATTTAGTTTTAAGATCTTTGATATGATCTCCAACCTTAATAAAATCATCGTCAATAACGCTAAAGGTTTTACCAATCCATGAAAAATCAGGAACCTCATTAACCTCATTTACCCATTTGGGGAAAGTAGGAATTTGTTCCTTAACTTGATCAATAGCTTCACATATTGCTTCTATTTCACCATCATAATACTTTGGTTCAGGAAGATTCTTAATCCTCTCCTCGATGGTATTTAATTGTTCATCATAATATTTTACCTCAGGAAGATTTTTAACCTCTTCTCTTACTAAATCAATCTGCTCACATATTGCTTCTACTTCAGTATCATAATACTTTACCTCTGGAACTTCTGGAATACTTCCTTTTAATTCTTCTAAATGTTCAGAAAGTTCTTGGAGTTCTTTATCATAATATTTAATTTCTGGAATATCAGGGATACTTTCCCTAACATCATTCACCATACGAACCAATTCACCCCATTGCGGAGCTTTGATTACATCAACAGTTTCATATTCAGTTGGTTTATAATCATCTTTCCAATTATCAGTTTTTACTTCTTCTTTTATCTCTTCTTCTGCAATAAATTCTTGTACTGAGGGTAACTCTTTCTCCTCAGCTATAAATTCATCTACTGATGGCAATTCTTCCGAATTATCTTTATAGTCTTCTATAGACGGCAAATTTTCAATATTGTCTTCCGACATGTTATGAGTAGCTTAGGTACTTTGGGATTTCTCTCCCTCTTTTTATTTATCTACTTCTTTTACTCCATTTTTTAGAAGTTTAGCAAGTTCAGCAGTAGACCCTACAAACAATGCATTATTAACTGTATTTGGGCCTTTTAATTGTTGTTCTTCATTTACATCTTTTAGTTTTTTCTGAAGATCCATCAACTTATCCGTGGCATCAGAAACACTCTTGATAAGTTGTCCAGCTACCTCATACGCTCTCGGCATGTCGCTCTCTTGAGCAAGTTCAAGAATTCCGTCAATTGCTTCTTGTCCTTTTTCAATGATAGAATATAAATTGCCTCTTGTATATTCATAATCTCTCGTAATATCGTCTTTAGTTATTCTATCAGGTTTTTGTTCAGGTGTAATCCCCACCTTTTCGGGTTTCATCACTTCGGGAGTAATATTGAAAGCATTATCTAGTTGTTTCATGGTCATGTCAGACTTCCATCAAATCCAAAGTTATCTCCAACTTCAATTAGAGAATTCGTAGTAGCAGTAATAAGATTTACAGCTGCACCTGCGACATGAGCAGTTGGGAGAGTCTGATCTTGACCTCTCTTAACAAAGAGTTTATTACCATCTTTCTTATCAACATATATTGACTCAGAATTTATTATAACATAAGTATTCTCGGCAATACCAGAGGAATCATTTACTTCGATAAGAAGAGTATCAGCAGCAATATTTTCAGCTAAGTTTGTAGTTACATCATTATCATATGCCTTAGTAGCACGAGGTACAACAGAATAAGTAACATCTCTGCTTGGAGTCTTGGTATATCCACCAGCAATGTATCCAATAGTTGCCTTCTTGATAAGATCCTTGTCTCCATCTGCTCTGGATCCCACAGGGCCAAATAGATATGTTTTAGCAGTAAATCTGAAGGTATAAATTAATGATCGGCGGGTTGTAAAATCACCCTCATAATCATCTTCCATTGTGATATTCTCAATCACTACAGGTATATCTCTTTTCTCTCCAATGGTACTTACTAGATCAACACTCAAATTATACGCAGGTTGAAAATAAGGTAATATCTGTTCCACAATCTGAAGCATATCATCATTCAACTTTGTAAATACTGCTAACTCAAAAGACATATTATAAGGAACAGGCATATATGTTTTTCTAATTGCCGTTGCTATTCCTACCGTTTCTGATTTGAATGTCTGAGTTGTTGTTACTTTCCTTGATCCATCATACTGCAAACCCACAAACTCAAATGACATTCTGGGTAATGATATTTGAGTTGCTTTATTAAGATCAGGAGATTGCTGTAATCTTGCTAAAAACTTCTGAGTTGGCCCATATGCAAGAGGAACTTTAATAACGCTAGTAACGTCACCATCAGAATCATCATGCTTAATTTCAATTCCATTAAAAAGAGTTCCGAAAGCAATAATCGTTCGTCTTAATATTTCGTGGTAATAATACTCAAACATCTTTTTAGACCTGTTATATTATATTTAGGGTGTTCCAAATGGATTTTTTTCAGTGAAGTCTAAAATATCATCAGCTGCATTTTCTATCTCTAGGTTAGAAGGATATTCATCAACAGTATTATCATCCTGCTCAGTTCTTAATTGATAAACTGCACCACTATCGCTACCTGTAATATTCTCTCCTTCTACAAAGTCTCCTGTAGAATTAGATATTACTATTTCACCAGATACGGCATTCCATGTCTTCACAACAGCAGTTACACCACTAGAAGATCCTGTGATAGTTTCATTATCTTCATAAGTTCCTGTACCTGCCATATAAGGATCACCAATAGTAATTGTAGGTGCAACAGTGTAACCTGCACCAGCATAGGTAACATAAACATTAGAAATAGTTCCTGCACCACTGACAACAGCAATAGCAGTTGCCGTAGTTCCAATACCAGGCCCACTTATCGTTACAGAAGGTGCAGTGGTATATCCCGAACCACCACTTGTTAATGTGACGACACCAACCACATTATCAGAAATTCTAGTTGTTGCAGCTGCTCCTACACCATCATCACCATCCACAGGTAAAATAACAATACCTGGATTATCAGTATATCCAATACCTGGATTTGTGATATAGATTCCTTGAACTTTTTCTCCTATATCTGTACCATCACAATTAGTAATTCCAGAAAGAAGAGTTGAAACACCAACTGCTTGCCCTCCTATTCTTGGAGAAGATGAAATTGCTACAGTAGGTGCAGAAAGATATCTCTCACCTCTATCTGTTATGATAATCTGATTAACACCACCTGTTGTTACAATGCCAGCAGATGCGGTTGCCGTGGTTCCAGCAGCCACGACTGTAAGAGTTCTAAGGTTAAAGTCTGTATCAAATGTATCATCAATCTCTTCAATACCAGTATCGAGTATTTCGTCTTCTGGTCTGAATAGTTGACAAGTTAATGTATAAACGTAATTTTTCTTTAACTGATAAAAGGGTTTCTCATGCTCTACAAACTTAATCTCAAATAACCTATCACCTAATGGAAAATATATTAAATCTCCTTCCTTAGGTCTTGTAGATAATTCGACATTGGGTAAGTTTTTAATTAAAGGACTGATATAATTTTCAAATCTTTCTTTGGATATGGTTACCGTTAATTCATTTTCTGCTTGAATTCCAAACTTAGAAAGCATTACAACATTATCCCCATACCCCTCATAATTTTCTACATAAGCCTCAATAGGATATGAATAGTTAAAATCGGATGATATTACTTCTTTTATAACATTGTCAGTTGTTGCATATTGACGAGGAAGATAATAACACTCAACACCATACATTCTCAACTGTTCGTTGATGAGATCTTGAACTAAATTCTGTTCACCAGAAGTTCCTTGGATAAAAAAAGGATTTAATGCCATTATCCTATCATATCAAGAGGTGGAAGTTCATAAGTATTGGACATCATTTCTCTTATAATTTCCAAATCTTTCATAGCATCTTCATAAATGGCTCTACCATCAAGTTCAACTCCACCAGGAAGTTTTACTCCTTGGAATTTAATTAAATTTTGTCCCCATTGCCTCTTTAACAAGGCAGTAAAATATTTCTTAAGGAAGGAATCATTGTATACTCTAGTATAATCATTCGGATCAAGAGTTCTATAACAATCCAAAATTAACCAATCCCCTGATGTAAGACTAGACCAATCAATATCAAGATATAACCTATCCATTCTTTGATTAAATCTTATCTGTTTTTGTGTGGTTAGTAAGAAATTAATATCTTCTAAGTAAGTCCGTGTCATGGCATAACTTAAAAGACCATTATATCCAAGATTAAATGCTACATCATTTAAAAATAACTGATATTTAACACTGAACATGTTGTTAGTAACAGTGTTACTTCCGTCAAAATGAAATATTTTCTCTACTCCAATAACAGCAGGTGGAACTTGTAAATAATTACTATTTTCTTTCCAATCAAAATCCATTGATGCTCCATCAATGGTAGCAGTAGCTGTAGTTGTTGTTATACCTGTTACTCCCGCTTCTCCAGGCCCCTTTCCCCTATCAATATCATTCTGTGTTACTTGATATTTTAAATAGGTTCTTAGAACTCCATCAAAATGTCTTTCATGAAAATATTGAATAGCATCATCCAATATATCTTCTACTTGCTCATCAGCAACATTTATTTCCAAGACAGGAGCACCCAACTGCCTTTTGGCATAATTAATTAATTCCGTCCTACTGTTTGGTTGAGCCATCTATTTACTATTCCTGTGGAATTATTTAGGAGGGTGCAGAAGAGATACCTGCCTTGACTATTATAGAACCCGAAACAATTCTATAAATGGTAGATGTGGTTGATGTCCTACTGAAGGTCACAGCAGTACCTGGAAGGATCTGTGAGGAGGATGTAAACGCAGTTCCAACCTCAACAGTATTACCAGTAGAAACTGTAACTACAGGAACATCTGTAAGTTTATCTCCTATTGATATGGAATCACCAACAGCGACGTTAGTAACCTTGTTTACGGTGAATGTAGTGGTTCCAATACCTGCAGTGCTTCCCACTGATATTGCCGTTTCTAACACATTCGTAGTATTACTAGAAGATGCAGAATTTACCAAAATATCATAAACATATCTTCCTGCTGCTAAACTTCTAGTAGCTGTAGACCCTAATGAAATCTCAAGTTTTCCTTCAACAGCACTGGTAAATCCAACGGTAAATGTGGCATCAGGAAATCCTGTGGAACCCACTGCAACACTCTTTGTCATTTGCGAAGAACCACTATAATCAGTGAAATCAAACGCTGTTGAATCGGGATTTTTTACGGTAAAAATATTACTAAAATTTGCACCACCATTAATGGTCAAATTAGCCTCGAAGGCAGTTCCTGACTCGGTATCAAATGTTATATTTTGATTAGCCATTTACTAACTCCTTGAGTAAAGATTTGATTTCATTAATTTCACTTTTTAAATTATCAAGATCTTCTTTCATAGTATCTACTTTTTCCATTTCGTTATCTTTAATTTTTTTACGAGACATATACTCATTATATTCAGAGTTATTTCGATTCACAATGGAATTTGTTTTAGAATCCCTATACAAACCACTATGCCCCTCTACTTTCAAATAAGTCATATTAAGCGAGTGCAAGGACTCGGAGATCCTTCATACGAGGTACATAAACTTGATTAGTAGAAGTCATTAATATCTTCACTCTATAGAACTTGAATGAAGGAAGATCATTCATTGTAAATGAACGTTCTTTAAATTCAAGATCCGAATTCAAGGTTTCTTCATTAGCAGTAGGAGCTACATAAGCATCAGATCTTCCATCATTATCAGCTTGATTAATAACCTCACCTCTCTCATTTAAATTATTAAATCCTGGGAAAGGCAAATAAATTGGAGTGAAGTTTTCAGAATTACTGATGGCATAGAATGCTCTAATATCACAATCTGTATTTAAATAAGCATTCAACAAGATTTTAATAGAAGTTCCTGGATTCTCTAATTGAACTTCTTTTGATAAGTATTGGAAGGCAGTAGGATCATCATTAAGAGTATTAACTCTATTATCAGTTACATAATTTGAAATAGCACTATTAACTCTATTAGAGGTAAAAAATGCACTCATCCGTTGACTATCAATTACAGGAGATAACTTAGAACTCGCAGTAGTTAGATTAAGTCTCATATTGAATGATTTGTTACCAGGTAATGTGCTTAAGTTGTTAGTTTCATTAATCCTAGAAGCAATAATTCTAGGAGTGGAAACTACATTATTTTCACCTAGTGTAACAGTTTCAAAACCTTGATCCTCAAAAGGAGTTTCGGTTCCATCTAAACTAGCTCCACTAATAGTTCTCATTTGAGCACTAATATTAGTTCCAGGAACTGTCATATTTTGAATCGCTGGACGTATTAACTCAAAAGGAATATTTTGAGTAGCGGTCACTTCACTTCCACCAGCTGTTTTGGTTTTGGATGTATATAGAATTGGGAAACTTTCTCCAGTAGATCTACCCAATCCACTTGAACCCATGTCCAATTTAATATTATAAGAATCAAAAGTTATTGGATCAGCAATAGTAACATCATCTAAATTATGAGTTTTATTGATTCTTCGGAGAGATACTCCATCTAGTTCATACTTATAAACTAAAGTGCCTGCTAGATAATTTTTAGCAGTTGTAGAATCAATAGATCTAGATGTTATACCAATAACAGATCCTGAAGCTGACTCATAAGAAAGAATTTCTTCACCAATCTTTAAATATCCATAGTTAGTAGTTCCCACCCCTACATTTTCAAATGTATCTAAATTATCCACATCATCCACTGAAATTTCACCAGTAGTAGTTGTATCTAAATCATTGACAAGTTTTGTAGGAATAATATCACTTTCTACATCAGAAAGAGTTACATAGTTTTCATCAAAATACATTCCATGATTCTTATGATTAACCAGAATATTAAGACCACTATTTACAACAGTTGTATCAGAAATTGTAACATTTCCTCCTACATTGTTTGCACCATTTAAATCTGTTGTGATTCCTGTGCTTCCGTCCAATCTAATATATTGAACAGTCTTACCAACTCCAGTAGCAAAATCACCTTGGACATTATCAAGAATTAATTGAGTTGTATTAGCAATAGAAACAACTGATAATCTAACATTAGATCCTAATGAATTATTACCAATAGTCGCAATTCCTAGTACATCACCTGCTACATATCCATCACCCCCAGTTGCAATTGTAGCAGCTACTGCAACACCATTGCTAACTGTAATATCTGCCGTTGCATTACCTCCACTAGAAGTAACATTCGTTAATGGAACATCCGTAAATACGTATCCAGCTGCTAAAGGAGTAAGTCCAATACCCGCATTGATTATATTAAGAGTTCCTGTAGCAATTCCCGCATTGTTTACATAAGTACCAGTTGCATTACTACCACGTTGTTTGATAGTATATCCAAATTTAAGATCACTATCATTTAATGTAGAACCAATACCCACTCTTAATTGTCTAGAACTAAGATTAAGTGGATTGGGAAGTAAAGTAGCAATTTGCTTATTACCCTTAGTGAGTTCAGGACTGTAAAGTTCTAAAGAACCAGTGCTTGCAAAATCTGCTCTATAAAGAGTAAATTTTAAATCTTCCCATTGACTAGGTTCCCATGTAGAAGCATTTTGTGATTTAAATAGAGATCCAAGATAAGGTTGAGTAGAAATAAATGTTTCAGTGAGTAAATCAGTCTCTCCTACTCTGGATATATAAACACCATATTTTGCCGACTCAGAAAGAAGCACTACGCAGTAATCAATTCCACCTTCTAGATAAACTGGTGATTTAAATGTAAATGTTGTGGCTAAAGATCCATTAGATGAAACAGCAACTTGATTAGGATCTAATGAAACTTCTGAAAATGGAATAACCCTAGTAGTGGGTTGACCACCTTGCATTGTTCTCAACTGCATTGTTACAGGGAGTTCCGTGTCATCCTTAGTTGCAAAAAATACATCACAACTAGTTAAGAAAACTCCTTCATTATCTTCTACGGTAAAGGATTGAGCTAAAGGATCAACCCACATCGTGCGATTTCTTTCAAATGAGTTATCTAAAGTAAACTCTTGGAAAGTTTCATTTATTGTTCTTTCTTCTTGAAGTGCTTCTGAAACACGAACAGCATTTCTCACAGAGATAATATCCTCTTGAACCACCTCTAATATTCCTGTAGAACTAAATCCTTGTTCCGCTAGGGTGGTAGCATTATCTCTATCATTAGTCTCATTATTAATAAATCTAAGAGTTCTATCTCCAGTTTCAAATCGAGGAGAAGATGTCATATTTGGATCAGGAATCCAAAAACTTCCTAATAAATTAGAGGAGATATCAGATATTAATCTTACATTAGAAATAGTTGCTAATGCTCCACTAGTTTCTCCTACTAAAATCATATCTTCTTCTACCCATCCAAAATAGGATCCTTGAGGTTGATTGGATAATGAGAAAGTATCAATATTTAATGTTGTAGAAGTAGAAGAGTATGACGCAGGAACCAACTTAGTAGAATAAGGACTAACTCCATATCTCTTTGTTGGTGCATTATATGGCCCCTCTAAATGATTAGAAACAGCAACTCTAAATGTAATTTCAGGAGAATTAGAATTTTGAACAGGTAAAGAACCAATGGGTCTTGTAGTGCCTGTTACAGTTTCTCCTACTTGGAAAGTTCCCGAAACCATAGCAATTTCTAATAGTTTTGGAACACAATATTTGGTTACATCAACACCATCAAAGAAACCATACAGCTGAGTATTTGGTTTTACTCTTTTTGCGACAAATTGAACATTTCGAGATCTCATAAAGGTAATCAAATCTCTACTTACTAACCTATCTCCTTGAGATGTTTGATCTAGTTGTTCCGTTACACGAACTCTTGTTCCCGTTCTAAGTTGACCTTCATCTCTTCTAAAAGTATCAACAGTAAACTGTTCCACTAACTCTCTTCTCACTCCTTGAGATGCCCAACTTAAGAAGTTAACGTTAGTTTGAGATCCTGTACCAATTAATGTAGTACCTCCCCATAATGTTTCCCATGAATTCCATACAGTAGCCGCAAATCCTGTTTGAGGATCTACACCAAAATCTCTACTAGCAATTGCCATCTCTTCAGCAAAATTGCCTTCAACATTAATTACATTTGCGTCTAATCTTTGAGTATCCAACCAGTTATCTGAAGCAGGAGTAAGTTCAACTGTTCCAGTCCAGAATGTTAAAATAAATGGAGTTACGCTTTCACTTCTAGTAGCAGCAGTTTGTTTAAACCATTCAACTTCATTATAATTTAAAGTAATTATGTCTCCTGTTCTTTTAATATTATTTCCTTGAGGATTAATAAACGCTTTGTCAGCAGCAGGATTTACTCCTTCTACAGGGCCTAATTCTAAGTCAACTCCTGTTGTATAGTGCCTTGGTCTTAATTCGTTGTTACTTATATCAATACTATTTTTATAATCTACAAGTTGAGACTGTGCGAGGAAAGATGTAAAATTATCTACAAAGAATCCAGCTTTAAATCTATTCAATCCTGCAGAATCAGGAAGAAATAGACTTGCTGTATTAGTTTCTAGTAATGAAAGAGATGTATAATATTCAAGAGACTTGATTCGGTTCTCAAGTCTATTAATATCCGACATTTTATATCTCTTATAATCAAAGAAGTTTATAGAAGCATCTTCAACATTAAAAAGATATGGTGGTAGATAAGCAGTTGCTATCTTTAAGGCATCATCAACACCAGTAGGTATTTGAGGATTTTCTGAAGGAGTTCCATAATTAACTTGGAAACTACCATCTTTAGTTACATAGATACAATCAATTCTTCCTAGATACCAAGAGAAATCTATTACAATAGTTTCATCAGAAGCTAAAATATTTGCTGCTGAATTTCCAGAGGCATTAAACTCTCTTCCAAAAAATTCAAGAGGAGATCTGGTATCAACCGCTACAGTATAATCAGAAACTCTAGGTCTAATATCAATTAAATCAGTATTTCTGACACCATTCACTAATGGAATTTGCGTACCATAATCAAATGACGAATAAGAATCTATGGTGGTAATATCCCCATCATCCGTTGATTCATAATATCCATTGGAGAAATAAATTTTTAATCTCTTCTCAGGAGCTTCTACATCCGTTTTTCTATTAATTGTAGGGTAATTATAGAAAGATTGATTTTGTCCATTATCAGTGGTGAAATTGGAAGTAATATTGAAATCGGTTGTGTCTAATGTAGTAACAACTCCTTCTATTTTAGATTCTTCAAAACGGATAACTTCACCCTCTTTAAAGTTTAAATCATTTTTAGGAATAAATGTTATCTTAGAATCGGAAATTCTTTCAGCAACAATAGCACAAGAATTCGTAGTTTTACCTTTGAATTGTTCTCCTATAATCAAATCGGAAGTTTTACCTGTTGGTCCTGTAAGAGCAGATATAACAACACTAGGTGCTGATGGATTACCTGTATCAACCGACTCATAAATTCCTTGAATCTCTATAAGATCTGCTACATTAAGAGATATTCTATCATCCTGAACCCTAGTTCCAAATGGATAGTTACCAAATGTCAAACCATCATTTAAGGTAGTAGATCCAATTCCAGAAGCTGATTCTGTAGATTTATCTACAATAATACTATTAACTCTATTTCTTATTTTTTTCTTGGATTTTGGTTTTAATTTCTTAATAGTAGTAATTAAAGTAGCATCATCTGTACCAGTGCTTAATCCAAAAATATTTACTTCAGTAGACCCTGAATTAAATTGAACTTTATCACTTGTTAAAGTTTCAGTAGTTCCATCACTTTTAATTAGAGAATACCTTTCAGGAGTGAATGGTAAAAATGTTTGATTACTACCAGAAGATACTGCTTCCGAAAGTTGGTTACCAACTATACGAACACTTTGAGATTTTCTGATTGTTAAAGAAGCATCTGTTAAATCTACATTTTCTATATTTCTTTTTGGTAAAATAGTATAGAAGGAATTATCATCGGATTTTAATAAATCTGTTCCTACTACTTTTAGATCAGAGACTTGAGTTATTGCATCAGGTAATTTACCATCAGCCACACCACTAACAGTATGAACCCCTGTCATTACAACATGAGTTGTGCCAACACTAACTACACTGGCAAGGATTGGATCATTAAATTCACTGGTTTGAGAAGGACTAAATTGAAGAATATTTCCAACTTTAATATCTCCTGGAAATAGTGGATTGGTGCTTCTTACTGTACTAATAGATCCACTAGGATATCCTGAAAGACCAGAATCATATCGATGAGGAGTTATAGTTGCTACCCCTATATTTGTAATAGGAGTTTGAATAGTGTCAGCTGAGAATGTCTGTGCTGCACCAACAGTATTCATATTAGAACCATTAGTATTTCCAAATACTGATTTAATATCTGAAATACCAAATGTTGTTACTGCAATAGCAACTCTTGTATTTTCTACACCATCTATAACAAAGTTTTCATCTTGTACAAACTCACCTTCTACCTCATATACAGATAAAGAAGTAGTGTTAGTTGCAGCATCTTTCAAAAATGCTGTAGCTCCACTATACTTACCCTTGATATGAGTAGGTACTGCTAATGTTATTGGTTCATTTAAAGTAATTTCAGTAACTGTTTGAACATCATAAAGAATTAAGTCCCACTCATTAGTATTTGAATTAGCTCTATCATATGATCCTGATTCTAAATCAACATCATATACTCTTGCTACTCCAATTTCTTTACCTGCAGGGAGAGTAGCAGCCGCACCAACTCTTTTATCTCTTAAACTTAGGACATAAGTGTTACCAATACCAATTTTAGGGGATCCATAAAATCTATTTAATTTTATGGTAGATCCAGTATGATAATCAATACCTTGATCTTCTAGTGATTTTGTAGTTCTTGGTTTTTTAACATCCAAATATGTAGAACTAATTTTCTCTATCTCATATCCTTTTACATATGCCTTACCTGGAGAAATATTATATAATGCTAAATCATCTGAAGGAACACCTCCACTATAGGTAGTTTGATTTGCATTAAATATACCATTATTTCCCTTATAATTATTTAAAGATTCTTTAAGGGAAGTATTAAATGGTTTGATGTAATAATCACCCGATTCTTCATAGGTTCTTCTTGCTAGTTCATCTTGAAGGATATTATACTCTGTTGATTCTTTTTGGGATTTTAATACACCATTTTCAATAGTTGCCAGTTCAATAAAATTATTATCATCATAATCATCTAAAGCTTTTTTAAATAATGAAGTTGTAATCTTAAATCTATCCGCACCTGGAGCTGCATAGTTAGTAAATCCTCTTGCATTATCATTGAGACTGGGATCAATATCAGAGTTAATTATTTGCTCATTTAAAAATAGTCCTATCCTATAACTAGGTGTATTTGAATATTGATCTAGAAGAATAGTTTCATCCTGAACAGTAACAAAATTTCCTCGTGCAAAATATATTCCATTGGAAATAGAGAATGAGGATCCAATAGAATTAGCACCACTTACTCCCGTAGACGCAAATGCTTCTCCTGGCGGAATAATTGTGTTAGCAGATAAGATATCTTCATTTGAACTTAATAACTCATTATCTAAAAATGTTAATGAAGAATTATCTGCAGAATTTGATCCTACGTAATTAACATATAAAGTATATCTTCCCTTTTCTGAATTTCTAGATAAAAGAACTTTATCAACGATAGCTGTAACACCAGAAGTCAATCCTGTAATTTTTGATCCCTTCACTTGATTAATATAATCAGACAAAGGTATACCCAAATACTTATCTTCTAATTCAATTGCATAATATGACGTGTTAAAAGATGTATTACCAGGAATTACTTTCGCACCATCTTTAAAAAAATGTTGCCCTAGTTTTTCAACCTGATTTTGTAATATTGATTGGAGATTATTTAACTCCCTTGCTTGAACTGGATAAGCAGGTTTAAATAGTACCTTATAATAGTCATTATTTGCATTAAAATCGTCAAAGTAGGGAGCTACGTTTAGATTGGTTTCCTGAGACATAATTCTTTAGAATTGCAAAATGACTTTGATATCTTCTTTTTGGTTGGTAGACCTAGTGATTGCTGGTCTATTATCAACGTAAATAATATTGCCAGAATATTTTCTAACTTCTGGATTTGCCACTCCTTTGGTGAATGACTGTCCAAGATAATACGTCTTACTATTTATTACAGTAGATACACCTGTAAATGAACTTTGGATTGCTAAAGTAGCAGATCCTCCAATAATATTTAACGACCCACCAGTATGGGTAGTAGAACTAAATCTGTTGAGAGTAAATCCATATTCTGGATCTGAATTTTGAGTACCATTAGTATTAAATCCAGCAGTTGTTCTATCTTGCCAATATTTCAAAACTTGAGTATTTTGATCATAAGAAATAACTCTTCCGATAGCAGTAGATCCTAAACCAACAGTTTGAGTAATAAATGCATCTGCATTAAATGTAGCAGTACTAGATCCAGCTCCTGTTAGTTTAAGTGCGTAAACAGCACTTGCTTTATCTAATTCTAAATTTGTACTCGTACCATATGCTTTAGGATTTTGAACTATACCAATACGTCCAAATTGATTTCCTGTTATGAAATCAGGATTCTCTGTATCATTTTCAATCCTTGAATAAAGAAGAGCGTTTTTGGCTCCTAATTCCCGATATATATCAGATCCATGTCCTCCCTGAGGTGGGATAATAACATTAAATACAGGATCAGTAGAACCTGCAGGAACTCCTCCTGCATCCAAATCTAAAGTTCCAAAACTATATCCAGAACCACCCTTGGAAACAGTAACTGACTCAACTTTTGAATTGCTATTAATAACAACAGTAGCTTCAGCACCAGTTCCATCTCCTTTAATAGGAACTTTAGTATAAGTTTGATTTGCTGTTCCTAATCCAACTCCTCTATTAGTGATAGTAACAATTTTAAGTTGACCACTAGTGGATGCATTATCTCTCACTGCCGCATCAGCAGCATTAGTAGACCAATCCTTAGGAACAGGCATAAAGTCTGTAGAATCAAACTTTATGATATCACCAGGTTTAATTGTATAAAGATATTTCCAAATATAACCATCGCCACTAGTACCAGCTGCCCTTGGTTCTAAATCAGTAAATGTTGGTTCATCCAAAGATGCTCTGCCATCTGGATTATCAGGATCCGTACCATTTTGTAAGCAAATATAAACTTTGTAATCAGAATTCATTACAAAGTAATTAGCATCATATAAATTGGTAGCATTAGAAGGTTTTGATAAGTTGGTCGAAGTAATATCACCTCTGTACATATCATAAGTAATACCTGATGTCCAAGTATTCTTACTCACCACTTGCTTCACATCTGATGTAGTTATTTTCTTCAGAGCAATCATTGTATCCCAATAATTGTCTTCCTCATCGAAACTATCTTTCGGATCGGGGGGAGTCACATTCCAATCAGAATCTACTTGGGTAGGATTAGGCAACCCAATCCAAGTATAATAAGAATTTGTTGTTGAAGCTACGCTTGCTACAAAATCCTTAGTATTTAATATACGCAGTTGATCAGTTATAATTGCAGCCATTGGACAGAGTTTTTATTTATTTATTAAGATTGTTAAGAGGAATAATCTTTAGATCTTAAAGGAGTTACTCTACTGATAACAGCAGAAGTAGAAAGTCCTGTAAAACCATTATTAGTATAAGCAGTAAAAGCTTCTGGAGAACTTCTAGCACCCATATCTATTCTTCCCCATGAGTAATTACCAAAGAATTCACTATATCCCAAACCAGCATTGATTAAACCATTATAAGAATCTACACTAACTGTTACTTGAGCAACGTATGTTAGGGCAATTCCTGGCGTGGAAGTTTGTGCTACCGATACTGCAGCCACTTCATACACATTATCTATAAAGGTAGTTCCTATACCTAAAACACCATTATTTTGATATAAGGATGTTAATCCACTTCCAATATTACTATTACTTACAGTGAAATAATAACCTGTTTGAATTCCACTAATAGTAACCGCAGTTCCTGCTATAATACTATCTCTTAATACCGAATTAGTGGGAATATAGAAATCAAACACTACACCCGTGGATGCAACTCCTACAGACGTAGTTGATACTCCTATAATCTCTCCAAAGTCACCTTCATAACTACCCGTGGTATTAACTTCTCTTGTTAAAGAAGGAACTTCAATAAGAACTTCAGGAGGAGTTGCAATGGTGTATCCTGTGCCAGGAGAAGTAACAGTAATAGAAGAAACTGCATCACCTGTAAGAGTAGCAGTTGCAGATGCTCTGGTGGTTGTTCCCAATCCAACAGGTGTACCAATAATTACATCAGGAGCAGAGGTATATCCTGTTCCCCCATAACTTACTGATACTGAAGATATAGTACCAGCGATTGATACGATAGCAGTTGCAGCAGCCCCTACAATATTATCTTGAGAAGTAATAGAAATCTTTTGTGTTTTTACATTACCTTGATTTTCATTTTCAGGATCAAAGAAAGGTTTCAAACTTTCAGTGTAAATTACGGTAGATCCAACACCCACAGATTGAATAATAACTGTAGTCGGATTAACTGCTGCATTATCTTCTTCTCTACTCTTACTAATTACTTGTCCATTAACTACTTTATCCGCAGTTTGCTTACACCAAGTAACAGGTCTCTCGCAGTCAGGACTTCCATTGATACCCATACCCGCATAAGCATTAGTATCCACGATATTAGTGGCTACCACATCTTCTACAAGTCGAGCATCTTGTTCTATTGACCTAGCACATAATTCCTTATTATGGCGAATGGTCAACATATCTCCCGTTTTTACTGTTTTTCTTACATCATTAAATATCACATCTTGATCACCAGTTCCCTTATAGAATAAAATCTTACAAGTATCACCTTTGAATGAACCCTCTACTTGAGGCCCTCTAGGAGCTGATGCAAATGTAAGTACACTTCCTCCACTCAATGTATAACCATCACCAGGAACTTGTAAAATATCATTCAAGAATACTAAAAGAGTAGACTGAACATCAATATCAGAACCTTCTGCTGCTCTAATAGTAACAGGATCCTTATCTTTCTTAAGAGTAAATGATCTGGTAGTTCCATCAAATTCACTTTCAATCTTATCTAATACTTCCAAGTTACCAAAATGCCATGCAGAGAATTCATCTGATATGATATCTTCAACGGTGATTTGAAATTCTCTAAAGGTTTTAGTTGTATCGGTTGGGATACCTGTCGTTCCTCCAATAGCCACTGTTAGGACTTGATCATTTGCGTAAGCATATCCTTCATTTAACACTTCAAAACTGACAACACTAGAACCTTGCCCAACAACTACATTAACAGTTGCTTGAGTTCCAACTCCCACACTCGCACCACCAGGAGAATCACTACTGTAAATTAAAGGCATATCAGAGTAAGAGAGTGGTTCGTCAATTACAACATCCATCGCTCTATCAACTCTTCCTCCTCTTGCATAGAAGTGTGCTCTTGTGGATACACCAGAATTAATCGTGAATGAAGTATTATCAATAATTGTTAAAACAGTAGATCCTTGGAAGGCTGGATCTGCACCACTAGAAGAATTATTAGTACTTCTAGGTGCTATTAAAGCAGGTTGTATTGTACCTCCAGAAACATAGAATGTTGGAACAGTGGAAATACCTGCGTTAATTGTAAATTGAGTTACACTTGCTACTCCTGTAACTTGCGTACCACCATATGCGGGGTCAGTTGTTCTAGGATATAGATGAAGAGCACTACCATTATCTAATGCACATGTAAATGCTAATCCCGTTAGAATAACATCACTAGCTTTACCACTTACAGATAGTCCATGAGCAGTAGAGGTAGTAACCGTCATTATACCTGTAGAAGCAGTGTATACGGCACTCTGAACGCCCACAGCAGGGAGGTAATCGCATGTGAATGCAATTCCCGATAACTTCACTTCTTGCCCTACTAGAAGACCGTGTGAGGTCGATGTGGTGACTGTTGTAACTCCTGTTACAGAACTGTATCCAACATCTGAAATTGATCGAGGAACATAAATTACTTGATTATTTGTAATTGCTATTCCTGTGATATGTCCATTAGTAATTGCAGCAGTACCAATACCAATTAAGAGTGGTGTAATGTTAGTACCTGTTTGAATAGCAACATTAACAGTTGTTTGAACTCCTACTCTATAACCTGATCCTGAGTTACCAATACTGATAGAACTTACAGTACCAGCAGCAGAAACAACAGCAGTTCCACCAGCAGCAACAAGAGGTTGATATCCTAGACCTTCAGTAGAACCTACCGAGACAATCATTCCACCAACAGGGATAGATCCGCTTTGAGGATCACTAGCAACAGAAGCTGCAACTCCAGCAAAAACTATACTACTAATTCCAGTATTTCCTTCTACAAAAGAATAATCTTGACTTTGTAGTAAATCTCCTGTTGGTCCTTGGAATACACCATTAATTAAAACAACACCATTATCAGTGGAGAATCCTGCTACATTCTCTCCATTAACTTTTAACGTATATGCAGTGCTGATACCATTAAATTCATGTGAGATATCATCAAATAGATAATTGGTTTCATAAGTTCTCTTACTACTATCTTCAATTCCAGATCTCATGAACGATCTTCCTTGGAACGTGGAGTGAGTTGTAATACCTACCCAATATCTATCATCAGGAGCATTAGTAGTGCTACCTATGGGAACAGGGCCTTGAGGAGCAGTGATGAAATTAATTTGGTTATTAACAATATGATAATCACCATCAACTTTAGTTACAAGAGAATTTTCAGTGTGTATTCCTAAATTTGTTCCCATCCAAGGACGCTCAACAAGTATTGCATTAGTAGTTCCATAACCCACCGTATTGACTTTCATTATCTCATCATTAATCTTAATCAAATCTCCACCAAAGAATGATGTTACTCCTGAGACACTTACGACCCTTTGAGCAATACCAATTTCACTTGTAATTCCTGTAGTAACAGCAGTTGATACCAAAGGTGATTGTATTGCATTATCAATAGCAATTAAACATTTAGTATTTTGATTTCTTGCAAATATAGTGTGAGCTGCACCTACACCTACAGCACTAAATTCTAATATATTCGGAACTTCTTTTAAAGCATCTTGTGCAGTCTTAGCAAACTTAACTGTTTGATTATCAACCTTAACAAGGAAAAGATTAGAGGGAAGGAGGGTAGTAACTCCAATTCCTGAAATAGTTGTGGACGCAATACTAATAGGAGTTCCACCTTGAGCATAAGTAATCTCTTCTCCAGTTACAAAGAAGTGATCGGGAATGGTAACCGTGTTATCAGTTACATTTACAATTGTACTATCACTTGCATCGAAGGTTCGAGAGAAAATATTCTTTTGTTTATGTTGCAAGTTAAACGCACGTTTCACATCTATTTCAGTTCCTTCATAAACACCATATCCACCGTTGATCTCAGCTGTGCCTAAATCAATACCATCAACAGAATCAATGTCAGAATTTTCAGCTGCAATTTGAAGTGCTGCTTGGAAAACACGAACAGAAACTCCAATACCAGCATTTGGAGTATAGAACAATTGAGTATGTGAAGTTGTGGTAGAAACAGCAGCACCAACTGTACCTAATCCAGAATATACTGCTCCTTCATTAGTAGTTACGTTTCCATATTCAGTAATATATGCTTCTGAACTATCATTAACTACAATTACCTCTATCATCTCATATTCTTCATTAGCAGTATCTTCAACACTGATCACATAGTAAGCAGCGTTATTGTCGTCTACTTCAGAGGTATTATTAATACCATATTCAGCAATCTTATGAGCTAATGGAGATCCTGCAGATGCAATGTGTGTATAAGAGGAATTAAGGAATCCCAAATCTTGATCACCTGATCCTAGATATTGAGTTCCCACTCCTGTTGATAAAGTGCTTGCTATAGATATTCTTAAAGTATTAACAGTACATGCTATTCCAGCAGTAGGAATAAAGTCTATATTAATATCACCATCACTCATGTCAGCTGCATAAGTTCCTAGTCCGACTTCCGCCCCATATTCATCAACAGAATGAGTAGTAAGTTGTGAATATTCCATCAGATCAACAGTGGTTCCATTATGAATAACATTTAACTCATCATATTCAAAATTACCATCATCACCACTTATCTGAACAATAATTTTAGAACTTCTGTAAGTAGAAGCAATTCCAACAACAGTTGTAGTAGTATTGGCGGGAACACTAGCTGTACTGGATTTAATATCAACACTACTTCCTAAAGTAGTAGTTCCAATACCTGCAGTGCTAATTCCCAATACACCAAAACTTATAGCACTTACGTTATAATTATTATTTGCAAATTTAGTAGGATAGAAAAGTAATTCACCTTCTGTACCACTTATATTTCCATCAAACCAACCTAGATCACTTACAGTTCCTTCTTTACCATAATTATTAACATACATCCGAGTTCCATCATTTAGAAGAGAAACCATTACAACTTGTCTTTCTCCAGTAAAGGTAGCATCTTTTATTAAAGTTACATATTTTACAGATCGTTGATCAAGATCAAATGTATCTATTGTTGAAAACTTGGTTCCTCTAGGATCACTATTAAACTCAGAACTAAAATCATCAATGACTAAAGCTCTGTTACCAACTGATTCAAAGTAATCAGTTAAAACTCTAGAATTGAAAAATACTTCATCTGAAACAGTTTGAGTATCACTAATACTTAAAGAATTTTCTGTAACCAAATCAAATGCAGAATAGCAATTTATATCTACTACACGTTCGGAATCTATGAAGACAAAAAGATCAGCCTCATCAGCACTAACACTAGATGAAGTATCATCAGTTGACTCTACTTGCAAATCACTAAATTTTAAGAATCCAGTAGGATGATTAAGGTTATAAACAGGTTCATTCCAAGTATCATAGTCAACTTTTGATTTTAAAGAATAAGAGAAATTCTGATAGTAATTATTATCAGGGAGTCTTTCTAAATTATTGTTAAAGAAACCTGTATCCCTTGTCCATCCTTTTTTAACTACTGATCCAGCCTCCAATTTAATTTCAGCATTGAAATCAATTTTAGAAGTAACTTTTCCTTGAGTATGTGAGGTTTCACCAACAATTACATCTCCTATGTCAAATTCAGAATCTGTAGATACTTTTAATAATTCAATTCTATTATTCCAATTTTCAACATTACCTACAATGTTACCCGAAGTGACTTTTTCACCATCTAAGAAATCATTAGTTTTTAACGCAATATCAAATTGAGGGAAATATTTTTCAGGAACAATTATACCTGCTGAATTAAGAGCATCAAAGTTTCCTGGGAAAATATTATCTTCAATATATCCATCTAAACTATAAGTAACAACTCCAACATTTCCTCCCAAGGGAAAATGAGTTTTTGTTAATTCAAATAATGAATATCCATAATTAAGTGAATTATAACCAGTTCCAGTTGTGCCAAGTCCAACACTAACATTTTCAATTAAAACTTTATCTCCAACTACAAAAGGTACATCACTCGCACTACTGAAACTAGTATTAATAGCCACAGTCACTTCCTTCGTAGACATATTATAACTGATTGTATTAATACCAATACCGTTAACATTAGCTGTTGGAATTATAGTTGGAGTTACAGGATTCATTCCAAAAGTATTCTTTAGAATAGTTACTGTAGAATCTCCAATTTCATATTCTATGTCAACATCTTTAACCTGAGCTCCAGTAAATCCATCAATAACAACTAGATTTGGTGCAATCGTATAATTTTTACCTACAGAACTAATTCCAATAGATTCAAATGAAGTCAATGATTCTATCTGAAGAACTTCAGGTAAATTCAAAACAGGTCTTAAGGTATTATCACTAGGATAATCAAACCCAATATCCTCTATATTGGTTGAAATTATTTCACCGATAGATGTACTAGATGGTTCTAAAACTGCCTTAGTTCCTATACCACTCTTAATTGATGATACGCCTACAATCTCTGTATAATTATTTCCTTTATATGTTAAATCAACTTTAGCAATCCCTCCGTATGCCCTTGTAGAATCGGTAGAGTATTTAATTTTTGCTTCTGCTGAACTATAAGAGGATCTTTCAGGAGTTTGTATAGTATTGTAAGTAAAGATTGTGGTAACACCAGTTCCTGTTACAACAAATTCTCCTGTGTATATACTTTCTTTTAGATTCAGTGTACTATAATTATCAACCTCTTTATCAATAACTATACCTTTTTTATTTTCGGGAAGATTATCAGAATCAATAGGAGTAAATTTATAATATAATACTGAAGGAAGACCCTCTGAGACCACTAATGATAATTCTGCATCAGTAGAAACTCCAACTGTTCCAGTCTTAGTTACTTCAAACTTATCATCTAGAGAGGTGGATTTAAATATATGAGCATAATTACTATCGGAATATAAATTAAAGTCAAAAGCAGCCACAGAACTTACACCAACTTTAGATCCTAAAGAAGAATCTGATAGATTAAAGTTTACAGTATTGTTATTATAAACATCCAAAGGAGGATTAATTGGTGATAAAGTTCCAGCAGCAGCAGAAGTTATATCAACCACCTCAGGAGTAAATTGTAGTGCTTGATGTCTAGTTAAACAAAGTTTTACTTTATTTTTGGATTGTTTAAAGATATAGTAAATTTTATTATTTTCCAATCCACCAGCAGCCGTGGATGCAGTGTAAATTACCTTGTCTCCATTGTTTAACTGATGATCACTAATACTAATAGTATTATTAGTTACATCAACATCTCCTGATGCAAAATCTTTAGGGTCAAAAACTATTCTTCTATTAAAGTCATTATATTTTACAGTAACTGAAGTTATTATTCCTGGTTGGACATTCACAGTTACATTATCATCCAAAAGTAATGCATGAGTTGCCCCAGTCGCTACTGTAACAATATTCTTAGTAACTTCAGCAGTAACTACATTATCTTTATTAGTTTCAAAACTATGATAAACACCTGTACCAAATCCAGTAAATTTTAATAATCCTCTAGTTTCAGTTGTAGCTGCTACTCCTACAAAAGTACCAGTTGTACCTATTCCTACTTTAAAAGTAGAAATTCCAATGAGATCATTTGAAATTTTACCAACATAGAGAGTGGATTTATTAGGTAAGGTAAATGCAGTGTGTCCGTCGGTAGATACACCAATAGAATCACCTCCATTGTTATAATAAGTTAAAACATCACCCGTATTTAATTCATGGTCTGGAAGGAAAATAGATTCAGTTTGAATATAAATCTGCGTTAAACCAGCACCTGGATTAGAGAATGAAATAGTCGTTCCAATACCTACACCAGTAATAGTTCCAACTCCTAAAGCTTCCTTAGGTTCAAAATAAATTTCTTTATTTAACTCAAAAGTTACATCATCTTGAGGAGATGACTCATAAGTGAATTTTCTAGAATCCTCTGTTATTACAGATGTTGCAGTATGAGCAAGAGAAACAGTATTATTCTGAGCTCTTAAAACTCTTAATCTATAATTTTTTCTATCAACAGAAAGTACTTTTACATCTTCAGTTCCTATTCCTAAAGTATCATTCACACCGATTGATAATAAGTCACTATTTAAAGATCCCGATACTCCAAAATATGTTACCAATCCAGTGACACCTGTAGTACTTACTCCTCCAGTCAGATTTAATGTTTCAGTTCTTACTCCAATATTAAAACTCCCTTCAAGAGAACTAATAGAAGTATTAAATCCAGATAATGAAACTAAATTTTTATTTACAAAATCATGAGGCAATGTGGAAATGGCTACAAAAGTTCCATTTGAATCATATGGAGCTATTTCTAAATTTGTTATTGAACTAGTCGCTACACTAATAGTAGTAACTTCCTTTCCTTCTACTTCTTTAATTTTAGCTTTGGCGGTCTGAGATCCTCTTAAAGGTTCAAAAAGAATCTTTTCACCTACTTGATAATTATTTCCTCCTGTCAAAATTCCCACATTATCAATTTGTCCAGAAGAAGTTACCTTAATATCAACTATAGGGGTTTTCTTTTTATTTGGTTGAACTAAGAAATCATAAGATGCATTATTCTTTGTTAATGCATAGGGGGTAGTATTTCTAAACCACTTAGAAGAATTTAGATCATAATCTGTCTGATTATTAGATTTGACATAATTAAAAGAATTTGGTTTTGATTGGAAAGAGTTACCAATTAAATAGGGGAACTGTGGAATTTTGTACTTATTGAATGGCCCTGAACTTTCAACATTACCAGGATTAATGGTAGCGAAATATGCATATACACCATTTGGATAATCTGGTGTTACACAAAAACGTCCATTATATTCATCCAAATCTCCAGCATTATCAAATACAAAATCCTCAACAAAAAATCCTTGATGGAAATTAGACAAAGAAGGTCTAGTATCACTAGTTACTGGTTTATAACCAGACTCCATAGCTCTTACTGCCCCTCCAGTAGGAGTAGTGTACCCATAAGGACCATAAATGGGATTTCCATCATAAGCCCATCCTATTATGGGAGAATGATATGAAGCACTTACTTCTTGTCCATCAACTCTTTCTAAATCAAGAAGTCCATATTTAATATCATTATTTTGATTTCTAACATATAAAGATTCTCTTAATTTTCTAGGTGCATACAAATGAGTGTACTGAATACCTAAATCTTTATTTTCTGCCTCATCTAAAATTCCATCATCGCTAGAAATAATGTCGAAAGATTTTTCAAATAAATTAACTGTCCAATTTTTAATATCTACTTTGAATTTAGCGTTTGATCCACTTGGAGTTACATCTACTATTACTCTATTAGTATATCCAATTCCTGCATTATGAATTCTTACACTTTTAAGTTGACCATCCTTAAGAACAGGAACTAATTCAGCATATTTTCCAGCCCCATCTGTTTCTAATTCTAATGATGGAGGAGAGTTATATCCAAAACCCTCATTAACAACTAAAACATCAACAAGTTTTCCATTATTAATAACTGGAGTAACTTGAGCTCCTGTACCTGTTTTAGTTGTAACAAGAGGTTGTCTATCATAGTTAAGAATCTCATCAGATCCATAAGAATTACCTGAATTCGTTATTTGTACCGAATCAATATATCCCCTAAACAAAGGTTGAATTTTAGCTCTAAAATCTTGTCCACTAACAGTAGCAACTCCGATCTCACCACTTAAATCAACAGTAATTGGTTCATAGTTAAAAGAATGGGTTCCAGTACCTAGACCCGCAACTGTAAAATTAATATATTCCTTATTATCATAATAAAAAGATTTAGCAGTGGTTCCAACACCAACACTAGATAATTTAAAACTATTATTATCTACTTTAGTAACCAAATATTGAGTATTTGAGTTAATACCACTTATTCTATCTTTATCATATGAATATTGAATAATTTCTTCAGATTGATATCCATGATCATCTATGTGTATTTGATTAAGAGCAGTGTTTATTCCTGTAGATGAAAGAATCGTTCTTTTTTTATTTTCGTAACCTGTACCTGAATTTTTAATAATAATATTGGATAAAACTTTCTTTTTATCAAAAGATTGTAATCTCTGTATTCCTGTTCCGTAAGCAGTTAACGATACTGTTTCAATTCCTGCTGAAATAGCTTGATCTTGAGTTTTATAAAGTTTTACTGTAGATACTCCAACTGTATGAACATAATAAACCGCATCAGTGGTAAGTCCAGTGACTAATGATCCTCCATCTGGTTTATAAATTACTTTTTCACCATTTCTAAATTTATGATAAGTAGAAAAACCAATAGTATCCGCATCTAGGTTGATTCGAGCAGAATCTGAATCTTTTACACCAAAAGCATTAAAGGAAACATCATGAGTTGCAAGAATGGTGTTAGCAAAAGCTTCTGCACCAACACCATTTCCTCCTGTGATGGTTATGATAGGATCTGATACATAATCAAAACCTGGATCCACAATATCAATAGCATTTAGATTTCCTCTAATAGCAGCGATAGCGGTTGCACCACTACCAACTGTATCTTCAATGTTTATAAGAGGAGGATTTAAAATATCATAATCTTTTCCTTCTGCACTAACATTAATCTTCTGAAGAGGGCCATAATAAACCGTATCTTTGGATTTATAATTAAGAATTTCAACACCATTAACAAGAATACCAGTTCTACTACCAGGTTCTGTAATATAACTACCACTTTCATTATCTGGTTCTTTTATCTCCTTTAACAATAATTGATTATCAACTTTTTTATCAAAATAATCAATATACTGTATAGTATTAGAAGTTACAATACCAGAAACAGATACAAAACTATTATTATTAATATTACTAGGACTAGTAGCCAGTTGGAATTGATTTTTATTTACTCTTTTTACAAAGAAAATACCTGGATTGATTTCAGGGAACTTACTAACAGATATACTTTCATTACCTAAGAAATCTTCTGAAATTATATCAAAAGAATTATAGTAAACCGCATCTCCCGTATAATATCCATGATCATTTACATCTAAAACCGTAAAAGTGTCCCCACTATACGATCCAGTTAATGTAACCTTCTTATCATAAAAATCTAAAGGTCCATTAAAGTAATTTGGAATAGAAGGAGAAGCAACTAAAACATTTCGATCAAAGTCTATATAAGTATTTTGAATATTTGCAAAATAATTATCAATATAATAATAATCTTTTAAAGCTACATCAACTTTTGCTCTTGTTAAATTTCTCTGTACACTTTTAATGGAAGAAAGAGATCCCTGTCCTCTAATAGAAAAATTAAAATCATTAATAACTTCATTTACAATAGAATCTTTATTATTTCCAACAGAATCAGTAACAGTAACTGTATCACCTAATCTGAAATTATTTTCAGTATAAGTTTCTATAGTATAAGTAAAATCAGATGAATCAACTAGTGTTATAGATTTTACGTCATATTGTGTAGCTACATTATAAAACCAATTATCAACTTTTGGCCCAGAAGTTGTAATTCCTAGAGATTGTACCTTTGCTTTATCATTAACAGAATAATAATAAGTATCATTTTGGATTACAGGTTCTGCAAGAACAGATCCTATTTTAACCGTTACTTTAGTTGTAGTCCCGATACCAACATAACCATAAGCATTAACATTCAATCTTATATCTGCTTTTGATTCAACACTAGATGTAGTTCCAATATCTGTTGTATTTGCTACCCCTACTCCATAAAACTGGTTTATTGATTTTGATCTATAAGTTAATATTCCTGATCCAACTGCTAGTTCACCTGAATCTGGAAATCCTATTGTAGAGTCTACATCAATTACACTTGCACCAATCGCTACAGGAGTTATAACTTTAGTATTTGGATGAACAGTAAATTCACCATAGATACTTCCCTGTAGAGGAATATCTTTAGCATAGTTAAAATCAAGACTTAACTTATAATAATCCTTACTATTATAAGATATTTTCTCTATTGCAGAAATAGGAGAATAAGCTGCATCTATATCATAGTTGGTATAGGCATCTTGGAATAAAGTGCTATTTAAAAGTTGAGAAGGATCTCCCTCTATTGCTTCAACAACTAAATCCTTTGTAACTCTATAATCAGCATCCGAAGGTCTAAAGACAAAATTTTGTGGTTTTAATACTTCTACTGCTTCACCATACAAAACACCAAAAAGCATTTTAAAGGATTCATCTGTTCCTTTAGCTTGATAAAAATCTTTTGATCGTGATATAAACAGTCTTTGATTTAAATCACTGGAAAGAGTTCTATTCTCAAAACCAGGACTTAATTGATTTTTAATTTTAAGTAAAAATTCATTAAAAAGTAATGCACTTAAATTAACAATCTTATCTCCACCTTTATGTTTAGCAGTAGTGGAAGTTGAAAAAGTTAATTGATCAGTGTTGTTTAAAGATTTATAAGAAGTTACACCACTGAATCCTCTTCTACATCCTGTAAATGACGTTTTAGTTTTTTCTGAATATAGAATAATTTCATTACCAATTTGAATCAATCCATCTCTCTCAGGGAATTGATATGTACCAAAAATTTCTTTAGATAAATCAAATGCTACTGTAATGGTGGTATCATTATATGAAATATCTGCTCCCAACTCAGTTTCCTGTGCATTATTAGTTAACGACTCTAATTTCAAATACTCATCAATATTCTGTATTAAATCAACAGATGCTCCTGGGAATTCTTGAGAAATATAATATTCTTTTAAAAAGTCAGCTATTAAAGGAAAATCATCCTTTACAAAAGAAGGGAGTTGATTTGCAACTATACTTTGCAGCTGAACTCTTTGTATGTCTGTAGATATCATTTTTTGTATATGTTGATCTTAGTAAGAATATGAGAGTTAGTAACCACCGCCATAACCGCCGCCACCACCACCAGTGCTGCCGCCACCGCC